CCCCACGCCCGGACTCTGGGTTCCGTAGCACATCGCCAACGCGTCGGCGTCGTCGGGGCTACCACCCGAGGCCCGTTTCTTATAATCGTCCTTGCTCTCCAACTTGATTCGCCGGTCGCCCTGTACGGTATAACGGCGGCTTGATAACTGGGCTATAACCGCGGCGTTATCGTCGAGGTCGACGTTCCCGTCCCGGAACGCCTGGCCGAGTTCCATCCAAGCCTCCGCGATTGCGTTAACGTACCGGTCCGACCTGCGGGCTTTTTCCCCGCCGTTAAACGGGATAACCCGGACCATACCGCCCCGGACGCCTTCCTCGTTAAGCCGATCAGTCACTCCACCGCCGACCCCTGTATCGTCTATTATAATTGTGTCAACGTCCGGGTCATCCTCGGCCATTGCTTTTAAGTGTCCCGCGACTTGCTGAGTGTCCCGCCCCTGGGTTCGCCATACCAACCGGCAAACGTCCCCCTGCCGACGGTATACGACCGTTTTGTCTGCTCCAAACCTCGCGACGTCACAAGCCAGGGTAGCCGGTCCCACCGCTTCGAGTGTACGGTTTACCGCGTCCATAAGATGAACACGCGGAACAATTGCGTCCTCGAGGTTGTCGGGGAATTGACCCAGGACCGAGGCAATATATAATGCCGATTCCTCTCCCCATTCCCGACGCCTCTCGTCTATTTGTTCAATCCCTACCATGCCGGGGATTGTGTCCGCCCCGTTTATCACGTTCGGAGTATCGAACGCGCTAATCTCGACGGTTTTATACAAATCGCCCCCGCCGTGGAAAGCCTCGAAGAACTCCCCCGCACTGGCGAACGCGTTCCCGGTCAAAAGTATTCGGGACGGGTTCAACCGTTTAACCGCGTCGATATGGTCCTGGTCTACGTTGTGGGCCTCGGTAACGATTACCAGGAGATTGGGAGAGTGGAATCCCTGGATGTTCATGTCGTTATCAGTCGCGAACCCGACGGCGTAGTGACGGTCGTCGAGTTCCCACCGGGCCGTCCGGTACATTTGGCCGCCTAGCTTATAACGGGCGTTATCGTATGCGCTCCGGGCCTCTTTCCATACTATGTCGGATACTTGCCTATGGGTCGGGCCTATAACAACCGTTATAGCGGGATAGTTGACCATCTGCCACCACAACATGAGGCGGGCCGACATCCAATCCTTACCGCTACCATTGCACCCGACCACGGCCACCCGCCGGTTATCCCGGAGCGCGTCGGCCATTTCTAACTGCTTGTGATAAGGTTCACAACCCAGGACCGACCGCCAGAAAAAGCCGTGGTTATTCCTCGCTTCAGTAATCACCGCCTGGGCTTTGTTCGCCGCTACCATTAGCTAACACCCCCTCTATCTCTACAACGTCGCCCCCGTTTGCCTCGCGTAACAGGTCGGCGAAAGTCGCCCCCGTCCCGTTAACCTGGACGTTAGCCTGGAACTGGATCAACGGTTTATCGGGTTCTAAACCGCCGATCCGGTTCATTTGTCCCATGATCTTCAAACATTGATTAGTTCCAAGTTCCGCCTTGATATCGTCTCCGCCGGTCGCCAACGGCCACCACCGCAATAACAACCGTTCTAGCCGGGTCATTTGCAGTAGCCACTCTTGTTCTACAGTCTCCCGGTCGCCCTTCCGGACCTCTCCGAGTCGTTTCTTAATGTCCTTGTAAGACTGAGCAATAGATACCCCGGTCTGTTCCGCGATTTGGGCGTAAGTCGCCCCCGCGACCTTGAGCTGTAACGCCTGAGATCGGCGCTCCTCGGCGGCGATTGCTTTAGCTGTATTTATCGCCACGATATATACACCTCTCTATCTAATTAGCTTCGGGTCAAGCCCCATACCCGCCATCCGCTCCAGTGTTACCGCTACATACTTCGGCTCGATTTCCATCCCGTAACAGATCCGGCCCAGTTGCTCGGCGGCGACCATCGTCGTCCCCGAACCAAGGAATGGGTCATAGACATCCTGATGAATATCGCTCACCGTCAAAATGGTCTCGATTACGTCGACCGGTTTTTCGGTCGCGTGAAGTTTATTACCGGTTCTTTTGCTTTGGATAACATTGCCAACCGCTCGGTGAGGATCGAATGGGGCAGTCTCCGCCGCGCCACATAATATCAACTCGTGCTGGCTCCGCCATCCTCTCCCCATACCCGGAGTCCCTTTATCCCAAACAATCATCGCCCGAACACCGAAACCGGAAGATTCAACGCAATCAAACAAATTCACCCACATTCGCCAATCAGTAAATAAATATACCAGGGATGCCTCCGCTTCGGAGAGGACCGCCTTGATTAGCGCCTGATATCCGCGGGTGCTTAATTGGTCGTTATGGATCAATTCCGTTCCTCGAGTACCAACGCTCCCCGATTTTTTACCGGCCTCCTGAAATCCCCCGGAGCAATAGGGCGGATCAGCCACAAGTAATCGAACCCGATTGCCGTTCTGTAATATTTTCACATCACCGCTTTGGGTCCCATCCCCGCACATCAGCCGATGCCGTCCGACCTCCCAGACCTGGCCCCGCTCGGTCTGCCACTTCTCCCTCAACTCGTCGGCCCGGTCGATCTGTGGGCCTGGATCTTCCACCGGCTCGGTCAAGTCCGGCATCACGTCCCGCTCCCCGTTTGCCAGTGCTTCGAGCATATCCCGCACCGCTTGAGACTCGAACGGGTTGTCAGCCAGTAATGATACTAATTGATCGGTGTCAGCATGGGCCATCATAGATAACGGGTCGAATGTTAAAAGCATTTTCTCGGCTTCCTGGGCGGTTACGTCCACCACCAGGACCGGAACCTCCTGGTCCCCCATTACATCCCGCCGGAGGTGTCCATCTATCAGTTCAAGGCCGTCGGGCGTCTCTCTTGCGATCATAGCATCGGCGAATCCTATTTCCTCAAGTACCCCGCGAAGCGCCGCTCTCTGGGCCTCCGGATGTATTCGCCAGTTCTTCGGGTTTGCCAGTAACTCCGAGGCCGGAACCCGCCGCAGTTCCTTGACCCTGTCGCGCATTGTCATGTCTTCCCCCTTTATTGAACCGTAATCGGTGTTTCTACGATGGTCGATGTTATATGGGATGCCTTGACGGTCGAATTGACCACAAAATCGGCTGAGTCGATCCCGTCCCCGTCCCCGAATTTCGACGTGTTATCCATGACTATCGATCCCGCGTTAACGTAATCAATATTCCAGGATCCCGTGTGACAAGAAATATCCGTCATGGTCAGGGTTCCAATACTGGCCGACCCGAGCAACACGATAACAACACGGTCGACCGTGATGTCCTTAGCCTCGAACGTCCCGGCTCCCCTGGTGGAGATGATGTTCAGATCGGAAACCGAGGCGACCGTCGCCTCTACAGTCCCGCCGTCAACGTATGGCCCCAGTGTTAATACTGACGCGTTCACGTTCGCCATATCGAACGACGGGGCCGACACGCCGGTCATTGTCCACGAATCAACGCTCAAGGTTCCGCTTGTCCCGGACGCCCTCTCAATGGTCATACACTCGCTGAGTGATGTCTTGCCGAGGGACAATCCCTCGAGTTTCAAGGTTGACAATCTTATACCGTCGGCAAGATTTATTTTTAATGTTTGCGACGGTTCGAGCGGTGTTTCGATGTCCGGTTCCAACGCCTGGCCGACCGTGTTCGGGAGCGCGTAAGCGGCCCCCGGTTTAGGCCAGACGATCTCGGTCGTGGTCGTCGCGTGGGTTATGAATATGGTTAAACCGAAACCAACGGCGACAAAGGCAAGCATACCAAACGCCGCCCGGCTTCCCCCGATCTTGAACGCCTTCCACGGTGTCGGGACTCTAAACGGCCCGATCAGCCGTAATCCGGGGATATACTTCGGGAACCTGATCGAGTTAATCGTTATTGTTTTGGGTCCGATTTTTATCTTCATTTTTTTATTTCTTTTCCTCCCCACCGCTCCCGCCTGACCACTTGGCGACAATCGCGCCGACTATAGCCGCGACAGGATTCGAAAATATAGATAGCACCAACAACCAATCCCTCAAAAATGGGGCCGACTCCTGGGGACTACTTGTCGTTTTCCATACGAGGATTATTCCGAGAATGGTAAACGCTCCCAGTAGAGGGACCACGACGACAAGCGCGAGGAAATGATCGGCTGACAAAACCGTCGTTGTTTTGAGTTTGAGATCGGCTATTTCCTCCTTGGCTTTTAGTAATTCCGCCCGTATCTCGGATTCATTATCCATGATCGAACAACGACGACTTTATCGGCTCGACTTTCAAACCCGTCCTTTTCTCGAGGTGTTTCGCCAGTACTCGACCCAATCTCACCCTCTCGTCATCGGACATCCAGGGTATAACCCCTTCCCCTATCGGGTAAACGAGGTCAACCCTGAATTTAGTTTTCGATATGTGTCCGATGGCCCTGAGTTTGTACGGCGTCACCGTCGGCGAAGCGTCCAGTTTAAACGAGGCCCGGTCGGTCACCGTTTCGACGTCTTCGGTCCAGTAGAGGACAAAGTCGACCACGTCCGGCGCCTTGATATTTGAAACCGTCATTGCCGGATCGGGGCCGGTTTTCCCCTTGCTAATTGTCATACTCGACCCTGTAGACCTTTATCTCAGTTAATGGGTTTTTCGGTGAGTCAAACCAGGCATAACGGGGAGTATAGTCCCGGACCGAGTCGTCCGCCAGTATGGACGCCTGGGTCAAGCTGTCAATGATTGGTTTAGTCATTGCGATCAAATTATCCCAATCGCGTCGGATCCGGTCGGGTAATCCCCACCTGATCGAGATGATCGGGTTCTCAATGATTCCGCCCGTGTATTCTTGCTCGAGAATCAAGGCCCATATATCGCTCTGGATGTCTCGCCGCGCTCGGTTACGGGCTGACCAGTGGACACGACCGTTGGGACTCATTTCCCGCGGAGGTAGTCCGGGATAAGTAAATCCCAGGGCTAAAACTTCCCTGGGTTTTGCCGGGTTTATCCCTTTATCGTGCCAGTATGTGATCAAAAAAGCGGCCCCTTCCGCGGCCCTGGATGCGATAACCAACCCGTCCCCGGTTCCGCGTTCTTGTGGTCTACTCCCTCGCCTCGAAAGTCATAATCGATATAATTCTGAAATGCTTTTTCAGCGCCGCATTTCTGGCAAGTTCCGGGACTCGATCCGCCCGAACCGGTTTCTATAATCCAGTGATGAACACAATCCCCTATCGGTTCCGCCGTGGTTGTTTCCCGCCGAGATCGCCCGTAGCCCCGTTGATGGCAAGTTTTGCATAATCGGCTAGATCCCCGTTTCATTTCATGAGAGTAGTATCCCCACCACTCAGTCCCGCAACCGTGGCATCTACACCAGATATAAGTTGATTTTGGGCGTTTCCCGACCTTCGATCCCTCGATCAGTGTCCCGACCTCTACATCCCCAGTTTGTGTCATGACCGATAATCCCCCGCTGTATTTATTACAATTTTTGCCTCGTCTTTTCTCTCAAGGTCCGGGTTAGTCGCCCATATCCTGGACGCGTTCCGGTTGCCCAAGTGGTACATCATCTCGTCCTTTGATAGGTTCGTGCTGATCGCGAGCCACCCGCCGGAATTGATTCGTGCGTCAATTAAAGCGTTTATTTGTTCGTTCGCGAACTCGGTCGAGCGTTCCGCGCCGACGTCGTCCAGTAATAAAACCTTCATGTTGGTATACCATGTCATCATCTGACTAAGACTCCCGCGGGGATCACCCTCACGGACGCCGGTGTCACGGTCGTCCTCGTAACTACTACGAAGAGTTTCGACAAACCGGACGGCGGGTTCAAACCTGACCCGACCGCCCCATCCGAGGACGTTATGACCGATAGCTGATAATGTGTGGGTTTTACCCGTCCCGGTATCACCCGCGAGTACTAACATCCGCGGCCCTTCGAGCCGCGCGAACCTTGTCGCGGACTCGATCATTTCCTCGGTTCCTTCCAGTTGGCGGAAATTGTCGAACGTCTTCGGTTCAAGACCTGGCAGGGACGCTTGTTGAACCCTCAACATATCCGCCGACCGTTTGACGTCCTCGGCGCTCTGGCATTTACAGCGGGCTTTAATCATTATGTTCTGAATTCCGGAAGGATCCCGACCTTTCAATATTCGGACGACTTCCGGGTGTTTCATATCGAAAAACCCGCAAATCGAACACTGGGCGTCGTCGGGCAACGGCTCGAACCCTCTCTTTGTTACAGCTTCTAATATGCCGCCTAATGTCTCCATTAACCCCCCTTGATTCTTTCCAGTTGTTGACGCCTTGCAATCCCGAACTTATCCGCTGATTGATTGCCGTTTACCGGTGCGCTATCGTCACGGCTTCGGTCAAGCATAAAAGTAACAAACCGTCGCCAGGGATCCTTATTTCTGGGTTTAGGTGTCGCACCTTTCCACGGCTTATTACTGGCGACCGTTTGCTCGTATAATTCGAGTTGATCTTTTTGATCATCGAGCCATGTCCGAAGGCCGGACGCCTCTCTTAATGCCTGACTTTCTGATAGCCCGTGTTTTTTTAACCACGCCCGGCAATGCTCAAGTGACCATCCCCCCCAGTGGTCAAGATTTATTAAAATCTCGTAAAACTCCGGGAGGGGGTCGGGGATTGTCAAATCCCCCCTGATGGTTAGTGATGGTTCTATTGATGGTTCTATTGATGGTTCTTTATGGTTACTCGTAGCCGAGATGTCACCATGAATCTGACAGGATTTCAGATTAGACCCTGACAGGATTTCAGATTGATCTGACAGGATTTCAGATTGATCTGACAGGATGTCACATTTTATTTCTGGGACGAATTCGTCACTCGTAGCTAAATCACCGTCTGGGACGAATTCGTCACTCACATATAAGGGTTCGTCTAAAATGTGAAAAGATGTCACATTTTCTTCGACTGCTATGTCGTCTTGTGTCGCGTCAAATCGAGGGATCCGGTAAAGGTTCGACCGGTTCCGCCCGCGGTTCCGGTATATCTCAAGCTCCCCCAGTTCTTCGAGTTCGGCGACCAATCTATGGATAGAGCGTTGAGTTAAGAGGGTTTTATTTGCAAGGTACGCGGTAGTCGGCCACGCCGTCCGGGACTCGGTATTACAGTTATCCGCTATAGCGATCAATAGCAACCGTTGGGATCCCTTTGACCTGGAATACCGCCAGACCTCGGTCTGTATTTCTATGCTCACGTTTCCCCCCCCTAATCGCCTTATTAAGCGGGTTATCCGGAGATAGCCCGCCGGTATAAATCGATTAGTCAGCGTTAATTAGTTTCTCGGCTCTCGCCCGGTGTTCCATGTGAACGCGGAAGGCTAGCCGCATC